AATAACTATGGGTTACGACTCTCAATCAGGTACGAGAATTCTCTTTGAAGGATATGACCCTAAACATGAATATGCCTCTATAGAAAGAAATACTGGTGGTAATTTAGTTATTCACAACACAGAAGGTCGTTTAGATTTAATTGGAGTGGGTCAAGGCGTTTCTGCTAACTCTTTAACAGTGGAAGAAAACATGTATGTTCGTGGGGACGTACGTCTTAAAAATGGAGCAGTAATTCATGTGACGGGAAACGGAGATTATTCAGCTATATATGCAGATGGTGTTGGAGCTAGTGGAAACGGAGGTATTATATACTTTTTTAGACCTAACACATCGCACTGGCTATCAGGTGCTGTTGTTCTTCACGGAGATGGAAAAAGGTTATTGATAGGTCAGAATGGAAAAATACACATCACAGCAAAAGCGGAAGTTGATGACCATTTATATTTGAATAGTGGAGAAATAGTTTCAAACACTGGATGGTTACGATGTATGGAGGCTTATACTAGAACATATACGTCCGACTCCCAACATGCAAGGGTAACAAGTACAGGTATTATAGGAAGAATCACATCATCAAGACGTTATAAACTACTTGAAGAAGAAGTAGATCTAAACTACGCAAAACGTATTTTACAGCTTAATCCAAAAACTTGGTACGATAAAAGAGCTGTTGAAGATTATGCGCACACTTTACACACTGGAGAGGAAACTGAGTGTCAGCGTATAGAAAGAATAGGTGGAATCATTGCAGAAGATACCCATGAAGCAGGTCTAGGGCTGTTTGTGGAGTATGATGAGCTTAATAGACCAGATTCGGTACATGACACTATTATTTATTTGTTAATACCACTTGTAAATGATTTATATAAGAGAATAGATAAATTGGAGGAGAAGCTAAATGGAAATGAATAAGGAACAGTTACAGTCAGAATTACAGAAAGCTAACCTAGTGATTCAAAAGCTACAACAGAAAGTTGGAAATCTAGTAGGTTCCATCTCTCTACTTGAAGTAGAGAATGAGGCATATCTAAACTACGCTATGAAACTAGAAAAAGAGGCAAAAGATTTAAAGAAAACTAATGATGACGATGAAGAAACAGTAAAACCAGAAATTTCAAGCTAATAGACTGGAGGGCTAAAAGTGGAACTAGTTGACGGAATCGCTAAGATAGGCTTCCCAGCAGCTGTTGCAGCGTTTTTAATATGGTGGACAACATATCAGCTTTCAGCAAAAATTAATATGTTATGTGAACAAATAAACAATAATACTAAAGCAGTTACAACACTAGCTATGGCTATTATGAAAGAAAAGAATATTGAGCCGTCTGAGATTAAAGATATAATTGGGAGGAATAAAAATGTTTGAGCTATATGGTATCGGAGCAGTAGCCTTAATCGTGGCTCTGGTAGAAGTTTTTAAAAAGGTTGGGCTTCCAGTCAAGTACGCCCCACTCGTATCTTTAGCTGTTGGAGTTTGTTTAGGTATCGTTGCTTTCTCTTCTGAAAGCATTACTAAAGCTATTATTTTAGGTTTAGCGGCTGGTGCTTCTGCTGTAGGGGCATACAGCGGAACAAAAAACTTGTTTGAGAATAGAGCGGAGGTAAAAGATAATGGCTAAAACTGAGTGCGTTGTTTGTGAAAAAGAAATAGAAATATTAGAACATTTTAATGGCGAAATGATGTGTGAAGATTGTTATAACGACCCAGAAAATGAGGTGTTTAACTAATGATTAAAATTTACATTGACCCGGGACATGGTGGTAGAGATTCTGGAGCTTTGGGTAATGGTCTAAAGGAGAAAGATTTAACCCTTGATATCGCTAAGCGTATCGAGAAATACCTTAAAGAGAAATATACAGGATTCTCCTTAAAGTTCTCCAGAAAAACAGACAAATATTTGTCTTTAGCTCAACGATACAATGACGCTAATAAGTGGAACGCTGACTTATTTGTATCTATCCACATAAATGCGGGTGGCGGTACTGGTTTTGAGAGCTTTGCTTTTAATGGAAAAGTTCAAAGCAATACACTGACTAATCAATCAACTATTCATGACAGTGTTGTATCTGCAATTTCTTCTTATAAATTAAGAGACAGAGGTAAAAAACGTGCAAATTTTGCTGTACTTCGAGAGACCAAAATGGCTGCATTTCTATCTGAAAACTTATTTATTGATACAAAATCTGACGCCGATTTATTAAAAACAACTAAATTTAAAAACGCAGTTGCTAAAGGACACGCAGAAGGAATAGCAAAAGCTATGAAACTAAAAACTAAAAGTAAGGAAACTACTTCTACTACAAAACCTTCTAAACCAGCTAAGCCTAGCAAACCTGCTACTTCTTCCAGCAAGAAGAAATCTAGCAAATATACCGGGAATTCTATTGTTGATTATTTAAAGTCTATTGGAGTAGACTCAAGCCAAAAGAACAGGAAAAAGTTAGCTAAAAAATATGGTGTCAAAAACTATGATTTCTCAGCAAAAAAGAACTTAGAGCTTTTAGCTGTTATGAGAGACGGTAAGACCAAAACTAAATCTTTTCCATCTAGCAACAAAAAATCTTCGTATATTGGAAAACGAGTGGAGTCTATACATGTAGGTAAGCTACGTTTTTATAATAAACCTAGTTGGAAAGATAAAGATGTTGCAGGTCATATGGGTAAAGGTTACGGATTCCCCACAATATTAGATAAAGTAAAAGTCGAAAACGGATATCAATATAAAGTTAAAAACAGTCGTGGAAAAGTGTTTTATGTTACTGCAAGTTCTAAATATGTAAGAGTAGTTTAAAATTTTCTAGGAGAGGAGGTATCTGTATGCTTGGATTTATAACTAATCTTGTAAAAGATCTTGGAAGAAGGTCTGCTTCGTTAGCTTCAAATCGACAAAACAATACTAGTTCCAAAGCTAGGTACACAGGATATAGTACTATTGGAGGAAATCCAGCTAGGAGCTCCGCTCCAAGAGCTGTGTCCTCCTCTCCTTCCACTACTCCTTATGTTAGGAATGTTGGAAGACCGAGTACTTTGCCTTCTGCGCCTACTATTACTGCGGCTCCACGAATGAAAAATCTTCCGAGTCGAATACCGGGAAAGCCAGAAACTGTCTCACTTGGAACCTCTCAAAGTGGGTCATCTCCAGTTTTTAGAGATATACCAACTTTTGGTGCAAGTTATTATATGCCTCAAGATACTCTTAGGTTGATGGATGAAATTTTAAGTAAACAACCTACCTACGATTCTTCCCAGTTACGGAAAAGAGCAGAGGCTCAGACTGACTTATTGACAAACCCTCAAATAGAGACTTTACGAGAGCAAATTAATGCTTTAAAGGCTCTTATTCCAGAAACCAGAGAAGGTTTAGAAGAATCTTATACGGAGGCGCAAGATCAGTTAAGGGGAAGTCGTGATGAACTGTACAGAGCTTTACTTGAGGAAGCCGAGATAAGTGGAGGTATGAGGGCAGGAGTAGCTCATGCTCTTAACAGACAATTAAACCAAGAAACATCTCCACTCAGAAAGGCTCTAGAAACTGACTACTTAAATACGAGAGACCAAGTAATGGGAGCTTTAGAGGACCAGAAACGTGAAGCACAAAATCTACTTTCTTCTATTCAAAAGAACAGAAGAAATATGACTGAGGATAACTATAACGCTTTAAAAGACCAAGCAGTAGCACAGTTCAGAGAAGCACAAAAAGCTCAACAACAGTTCCTACAAAGCATAGTAGATATCGAAATGGGAGCTAGAACAAGTGCGGCAACTTTCCAACAAGAAGCAGCAGCAGCTGAAAATGAGTTTCAAGCCCAACAAGCCCAATTACTAAATCAGCTATATGAGCAAAGTTTACAGCAATACCAGCAAGAGCAATTCCAAAGAGATTTAGACAACTGGATAAATATAGTAGCAGGTCCGGGAATAAAGACTAAGAATCAAGCGTTAGGTATGTTGAACAGACATCGAGATTCCATTATATCTACTGTCGGACAAGACGGGTATGACGCTATTCAAAAGCATATTCAAGATTTACGTGGGGATTGGAGCAACCCTAATTATCAAATCCCAGAATCTGAACTACACAACTACGGATCATCTGCTTTAAATTCTGTGTCTAGGAGAACTCCTTTGACTACTGGTTATAGTACTATTGGAGGAAATCCAGCCAGAAACCCTAATTTAAGCCGTATTAGGGAAATATTAAAATAAGGAGTGTTAAAATGATCTCCCCTTCTCCAATTATTGAACAGTTACTGCTTCACGCAAGATTTAGAAATAATTTACATGATTTATCAAATGAATATAATTCATTGTCAAAGCCTGAATGGTATAATCAGTACCCGAACTTTTCCGAAAGGGAGAACGATTTATGGCAAAATATGCTACTAAATACTTCAATAAATAGTCCACAAGATGTGCCAAATCTTATCAATTACTATTATCAGAGCGGTATAAGCCCTATTAGAAATACAAACTATGATGGGGACGGTAATGCTATAGTGAGCAGAAATATCCGTGATATCTCAGCTATGCGAGGCAATGAACGAGCATGGCAACAACATCAATACGATAGTATGACGCCTCTTTTACAGCAGATGGAGCTATCCGATAATCAAGTATGGGTTCAGCCTTTACATCAAAATCCCGGACGTACTAACATGTTCGCAAATCATTTCTTACAGCAATTAAGATAGGAGGTGTTTTCGTTGCCAAGCTACAAAGATTTAATGCCAAGCCTAAACCCTCTTCAGAACACTATACGTAAGATGACTGATTTCACTCTTCCAAACGGAGACTTGAATAGTTATTTTAAGAGAGCTGGAAGAGAGGCGGCTAATCAAACTGCTGTACAACGTAAAACTTTACAAGATTTAGCCACTTCTTTGGCAAATCAGAGAAAAGTCTCATTAAACAACTTACAAAGAAATAGAAGCCTACTTCCTGACCAGTTCTCTCAACAATTACAAGAAGTTAGGAATAATATTCCTTTGCAAGAACAGGCTAGAGGGGTAGCTCAGTCTGGTCTAGGTTTACGTAACTTCCTTCTAGCGGGTATATCTCCTTTGGCGCAACAAGCTAACTCCCTTCAACGTTCTATAGGACAGCATGGGCAGATTGAAAATGAGTACTTAAACAGCTTGTTATCAAATGTATTCCATCCTCAGAGAACGTTAGCACTTCAACAAGGTGAGGACGCTTCTAAAAGATACCAAACACTTGTTCAACAAGCGCAACAGTCTTTATTCAATGGAAGGATTTCTGAAGCAGAAAATTTACTTATGAGAGCTCAACTAGAGTACAATTCATTAATTAAAGCACAAGAAGAGTCAGCATTAAGACAGCAAATGCAGTATCAAAGACAATTAAACGACCTCCAGCAGAGTGGAGTAAGTGGAGGTGGAGGAGGAAACTTCTCTAAATACCGTATTACTTCAAACTATGGAGGACGTAAAGATCCAATAACAGGTAAACAATCCAGCCACAGTGGAGTTGATTTTGCTACACCAATGAATACTCCTATTAGCGCTACTACTGGAGGTACGGTAATCCGTTCTGGGTCATCTGGTAGTGGTTATGGCAACTATGTAGTTGTTAAAGATGACAACAATTTTGTACACATTTATGCTCACTTGAATAGTACGGCAGTTAGACCGGGAACACGTATTAATGCAGGGCAGATAATCGGTAGATCTGGAAATACAGGACGTACAACGGGACCTCACTTACACTATGAAGTTAGAAGAGGGTCTATGGGTGGGTCAACTGTAAATCCAATGGGATTCGTTTAATATTTAGGAGGGGAGCTTTATGGTAAGATTAATACAACCTAATTTGTCTAATGTACGTAGGCTTGTTTCATCTATGAGAGCCCCTACTCCTAGGGTACGAAGAGTTGGGACTAGTCCAGCTACGTATTCTAAAAAAGATATCGGAGAGTTGGTTGGAGAATTATTTGAGGAGAAAGGTTTAACCTCTCCAGAAGCTTTTGTTCCTAAAGAACAAGAAATGTCTCAACATCAACAACGTTTAGAAACGTTGCAACAAAGATTAGAAGCCTCAGGAATAGGCGTTCCAGATTCGGTACACCAAGGTAGACGAGGTTTTGGTGGTGCTTTATTAAATGCGTTAGGAGCAACAGGTGGAGCAGTAACAACCCTTATTCACGATTTAGTAGATGGCGGCGGGGTAACTCCTTTTAAATCTCTTGCAGATGGTTTTACAGGAAGAGATCGTAAAATAGGCTCTGATATTCTGGATGAATTAGGCGTTAAAAATAGAGTTGGAAAAGCTCTTGGCGGCTTTGCCCTAGACGTAGCTCTTGACCCTCTTTCTTATGTAGGAATAGGAGTTGCTAGGAATGTTGGTACTGCGGCTACAAGAGGGTTAGCAAGACAAGCCTTAGGTAAATCTGGAGAAAAATTATCTAGAAAAGAATTAGATAAAATTATTGAAACAGCAGTAGGACCTTCCTCCAGAAAAAGTTTTACTACATCGGATACAAGAGTTCGTGATGTGGCACAGGCGTTTGGTAGACCTGTCGAAACTATAAAAGTAGGAGATAAAGCAACCAACGCATACCGTATAGCGGATGTCGCTCCAAACTTACCAAGACAATTTAGCTTAGAAGTTGGTTTACCTTTCACTGGAGTAAGGGGTAATATTGCAAACTTAAATCCATTTACTAACGCTATTTCTAGAACTCTGTCTAGGGTTCCTACTTCAAGAGTACCGGGACTAAGTCATTTAGGTAAGGCAGCTAAATCTGCAAGTGATTTTACAAAAATCGCTTTTCAAACTTTTGGAAAACTACCGGAGAATGTAGCTAACCTAGTTAGACAACGTTCCATGAATATAAATTTCGAGTCCAAAAAAGCGATCCAAACAGGGATGAGAGTATCTGACCTACTAGGTAAAACTTTTAAAGGTAATGAAGCTCTGCAAAGAGATTTTGCATATAGGCTTGAAAATCATATGAGTATGAAAGCCTTTATGGGTTCTTTAGATAAAAATATTCGAGACGATGTTAGAAAAGCTTACGAAATCGCTAGAAAAGAGTTAAAGAAAATCGCTGAAAATGAGGTTAAACACGGTATCTTGTCTCAAGACCGTGTTAGAGATTTCTATTTTCCACACCTGCTAACTGGGGATAGACAAGCTCTTGAACTAGCTAGGAGACAGTTACAAGGTGTTGAGGGCTCAAGGCTAAGAACCACTGGAACATACCAGCAAGAACGTACAATGGACTCTTTAGTCGAATTAGAAAATTTCGTTAAAAGATTTAACGAAGCTAACCCAAACTTGGGAGACATTGCAGTAGACTTTAACATTGGTAAAGTACTTGCTACTCGTAAAATTGCTTCGGAAACTCTGATTCAAAATAAAAAGTTGTTAGAAAACCTTACGAACATGGGACCAAATATTGTACGTAAACTGAAATCTGCAACTGATATACCCCCAGCGGGATTTGCCACCATAAGAGGAGTTGGTAAAGAACTAGATAACTACGCATTTGCTGATGAAGTAGCTAAATTTATAGTAGAGTGGAACAAAATATCCGTTCCGGGAGAAGAGCTTAACGCTTTTGTAAGAACTTATGACGCTTTTCTTAATACTTTTAAAACTCTAGCTACTGCAACACCGGGATTCCATATACGAAACCTTTTAGGTTCAGTATGGAATAACTGGATAATGGGTGTTAGAAACCCACTTGATTATACAAGAGCAGGAGAGCTAATTATCCGTGGGGGAATACGTAGGCTGGAGCCTAATATGGGGGTATTGAGGAACACTACAATTTCTCTTCCAAATGGTGGAACAATGGATGGTGTAGAGATTTTAAATCACGCTCAAAGATACGATATTTTAAACGCTGGTTGGATGGGAGACTTACGTTCAAAGACTCTGGAAGAGATAGGGAAGCAGTCAATGCGTAGAAAAGCTCTTAGACTGGGTCATGTAAGAGAGTTCGGTGAGACTACTGAGGACATTGCACGACTAGCAGGGTTTATGAATCAACTACAGAAACATGGAGACCCTTATGCAGCTGCACTAAATGTAAAGAAACATTTATTCGACTACTCTGAATTATCAAACATTGAAAAGACGTGGTTTAGACGAATTATTCCTTTCTATACTTGGAGTAGAAAAAACATTCCTTTACAACTAGAAGCTTTAATTACTCGCCCGGGGATGTTCACTGGACTAGCACATGCTCAGGAGGAGGGGGCTCGGTATTCAGGTATTGATATAGAAGAAATGCCTGAATGGATTGCAAATTCCGCTATGGTTCCTTTTGGAGAGAATAGGGAAGGCTATGTGAACTACCTTAACCAATACGCTTTACCTGCTAACGATCTATTTGAGATTTTAAGGGCAACTAATAGAGGTCCTCAAGGAGTATTCAGATATGTTGGTCAGCAAACTGCTCCTTTCGTAAAAGGTATTCCAGAGTTAGCTATGAACAGACAGATATTTTCTGAGAGACCGATTGATGAGTTAGCTGAAATGTCCGGTGAAGGCATAGGTAGAAGGGATATACTAAATTATTTATTCCAGCAATCTGGACTACCATATAATGTATACAGATCTGCAACTGGAGAAACTGAATTGCTCAGATATCCAACACAAGAACCTCGTCCAGATGACGCATTTACAGCTAGAAACTTGCCTCCATTTAGAGGCGCAGGTATGTTAGGAATGTTAGGAGAATATAACCCAGAATTCTGGTTAGAAGAGTCACATCCATACAGATACGGACAGCAGTTACAAGCAGAAACAAGGCGACAGACTAGAGAAGGTCAAGATATTTACACGAAACAAGAAATTGACCAAGCAGAAGCTATCGGAATTTCTGTTGAACAGGTCAGAATCATCAGAAATCTGCTCGATGACCTTGGAGAAAGGAAAACTAGAGAAAATATCGAGCGATATTACTATAATTACCAGTAAATGTAAAAACAGACCTCAAAATCCTTCGATTAAGAGGTCTGTTTTTCGTTATGAATAGTATTAGTCTCGCATTAGCTGTTCTTCCTCTTGAGCTTAATTATACCCTTTTCTTCATTTATGCTAGAAATCTTCCATGTTTTAGGACTAAAATAGACAGTTTGCTCTGTGGGATAAACTAGACCGTTATCTACTAGCATTTTATCTCTTATAGACTCAGTAGTAATAGTTCCAACGGTTATTTTGTCAGCTTTAAGGTCTGATAATAAAGATTCCTTATTCAATCTACTTTGTCTCCTTCTGTTTAATTGGAAGTGGAAAATCTCCCCGATGTACCATAAGACCAAGTATAGCGTACCCAGCTATATCTCGTAAGGTATCTTCAAGGGACTCATCAACTTCTGGATCTTTCTTTAGTTCAGATAAATTAATAAGCCTTTCCACTTTATCATTGATACGAATGATAATTCCATCTAATCCAAAACGACTTATTGCGTTTGGTCCATAATCAATTTGTTTACGAATCAACGTATCTCCTAGTTCAGTAATTTCGTCCATAACAACATCTTGAAAAAACAACTCATTCTTCCTTCTTCTTCGGTTTCTCATCTAATTTTTCCTCCTCATTATTTTTAGAAGCCAATAGCTCCATTTTTGCAAACTCCAAAAGCCCAACTGCTTCCGCTAATGTAGCTTCACCTACTACATTAACTTGAAACTTCTGGGTTGCATGGTTCCAAGTAACAACCAAATGATTATCTTTGTCTCCAGTTCTTTGAGTTACTGGAGTAGTATTTCTTTGTTCCATTTTGATTCGCCTCCAATAAATAATATTTTCTCTATAGATAGTCTTTTAATATCTTTCACTCTTACAGCGTGTTGATGAGTTATAATCCAATCTTCTTTTACTAGATTGTTATATAAATCATTTATACGGAACTGCTTCTCTGTAATTGTATCAAATAGATCTGTGCCATCTTTTAAATGTATAACTAATCTATACTTCCTCAATCTTATTTCTCCTTCCCAAATCGAAGCCTGTATAGCCCATGCCTAATAGCGTCTCTTGCGTGATTATTTGGAACATATACGCCCATCTTCTTTAGTCTTTCATCTGGAAATGGTTGCTTGTTAGACGCTGGTTGCATAACTACTGGAATATCATTTTTCCATGCGAAGTGTTTAATAATGCCAATTACTTCTGTGGTAACAAAATCGCTCCAAAATTGGTTTTTCGCTTTCCACGGATACAACCTAAAAGACTCCATCACTATTTCATCTGGAGAGAATGGGACTACCTCATTAGCAATAATATCCTCTATAGTTTCGTGCTCATTTAGAAACCACCCCGCTAATCTTAAATCCTCTCCTTTAAAAAAGGCGAAACCGTTTGTTTTACCGGGGTCAAGAGAAAATAGCTTTTTACTCAATTTAGTCACTACCTTTTAATGTTTTAACGTATTGTGGATTTACTGGTCTAAGGGGTATTACAACTACCTTAGCAATTTCATCCCCCTTAAATATTGTTCTATCTCCTCTATAAGAAATTAATGATAGCTCAACTTCTTTTCTATCTCTTGCGTCAATTATTCCAACTCCATTAGACAATGCGATCCCTGTTTTACCTTGATTATCTGAAATAGATACTAACCCTGTATGCCCTACTGGAATCTCTAGATGTACTCCAGTTTTTACAACTACTACGGCTCCTTCCCGCAGCACAACATCTTCTTGTGCTCTTAAAATAAAAGTTTCGTTGTCTTTATGTTGCCTCTTAAAATTATCTGGCTCTGCTTTAACTCTTAATCTTCTACGTTTGTTACTCATTTTTCATCCTCCCGCCTTATTTATTTTTAATCTCAACGCCTCTTTCTTCCAGCGCTTTCACGCCTTTCTGTAAAATATCAAGTAGTTTTCTACATTGTTCTTCATCAAACATTCCAATATGGGCTTTTTCTGGGGGTAAGTCCATTACAATGCTTAACCACTCGTAAGCTTCGTCTCTCGTAACACACCCCATTCTCCAGAAAGGGTCAAAATAGTTGTGGCATTTTATCCTTAGCTTTCTCAGCTCCTCGTTCGCTAAAGTACCCATAGGTTTTGTACTAAATCTGTGAGTAGTAACATAGGCATTACAATTCTTACATAGATACACATTTGTCCCATAATCTCTTCCATAAAACTCTTTACTAGTAACTAGCTTAGGTCTAGTGCCACAATAACCACACCTAAGTCTGTGACCTTTTCCTCGTCTCCTCCCTTTTCTCTTCTTTTTCAACCTTTTACTCACCTCCTTTATTAACTAAACACTCTATCCTTCCAGCTATTTGGGAATCTGTTACGAACTTCCTCCAAAACATAAAACCCTATGGAGTAGTCGCAATTTAAACAAAGAGTATGAGCGGTGAAGTCTCCATCCTGTATTCCTAAATAATCATCTTTGGCTCCACAGTATGGGCAATATTTAAAATTTTCTACGTCTTTAAACTCAGAAACTAGTTTATAGCTCATCCACAAACACCTCTCCAGTGACCAATATATTGTCTATATAACTCTAAGATGGGCAAACTTAGGGTAATAGCCTTTTTGCCATACGCAATGTTGATATTCAATGGAGTCTGTCCTACCGTCAGAAGTAAAGGACATTCTCTTGTTATGCACAAAAGAATATTTCGGGAGCTGTTTGTCCCACATATCTTTTCTCCTCTTGCTTCCATAAAAATTTAATCTTAGTAACATAATTACAAATCCACCGTCTTTAACATCATCTAAAGCTTTTTCTATAATCTCCCTAGCGTCAGAGAAAGGAGGATTCGTAATAATCACATCTGGCTTTTGCTCTACGTTGTGTTTGAGGTAATCGTCTACTATCTCTGCTCTGGAATCTTCTCTAATATCTATCGTTCTTATTTGCTCATCTCTGATACCTAATTGCTGGAGAGCTATAGGGTAGCTCATCCCATTAGCTTCATCTCCTCCAGCAGTAGGGTCTAAGAACAATGTCTCGCTATTAAAAATTTGTGGTTCAAATTTCTTGAATTCCCTTAAAAAATGTACTATTTCATTTATAGGTGTTACGTAGTAGTCTGTTAGATGTCTTTTGTACCCTCTAGACGTACTGCTCAACTGTAAGACCTCCCTAGTACCCGGAATGTTGTCTGATTTTGTTTACATGATTTTTCTGGATATAAGCCTGTTCCAGCTCATCTAATGAAAACCCACAATCTGTTACTGTTCCTATGAATTCCTCAATAATAATTTCAAAAAGATCAACATCTTTTGTAGTAGCAAACTCAGAAACTACATTAGATAAATATAGGAAACTAGTTATTGGGTCCTTAATAACGGCGTCTGAATCTGGTAGACTCCGTTTGACAGGAAGGGATAAAATTCCTACATCATGTGCTATAGATAAAATGAAGTGTAAACAATCTGCTAATTCTTCCAACAAGGAATCTTTTCTAATGCCCCTATCCTCACTCCAATATTTAAAAACCCTGCATTCATTAATTGCTTCTCCTACTTCTGCAATTAAAGCTAGTAATTTATAATTTAGTAAATCTTCTCCCCTTAAATTTTTATTCTCCTCAATCATTTCATCTAGCTGTATCTGCTTTTCTAACAAACCGCCTAAATCTATGGAACTCATTAAACTGTTCCCCTTTCTTTTACTTCTTTCAATTCGTCTGGTGTTAAAACGTGACGCCTCTGCACCACTCTACCATAATGACTAGTCACTATATAAACTTCTAATAAATCATTTTCAAGTTCTTTTACTACTTTTATAGATAAAATTTCTTCCTCATGCACTTAGTACCTCACCTATTTCGTATTTCTTTGTCTCATCCCATGATGTTTCAGAATATTCAACGCCAACTGTAAAAGGAATCTTAAACTCTGGGAAGTATTCCATCGCTTCTTTTAATTTTGGTATTAAATATTGCTCATCTTTATGAATCTCAAATATTAATTCATCGTGAACCATTAAAACAATTCTACTTCTAGTTCCCTCAAGTATTCTCTCACAGCGGTCAATCGCAATTTTAGCCATATCAGCTCCAGTGCCTTGAATTAGGTAGTTAGCTAGTCGATATTCCTTACCTTCTACTCCCCAGTAAACTCTACCAAACTTATTAATCACGAAAGTTCCGGGACGTGATTGTGCGACTGCTTGAACAGCGTTCATGTACTGAAGGACTCCCGGGTAGTTAGCAAAGAAATTATCTACATATTTCCTAGCTTGTGCGTAATCAATTTTCAAGTTTCTAGATAATGTCCTTGCTCCCATACCGTAGAAAATACCAAAAGTAGTTGCCTTAGCGTGGTCTCGTATCGTTTTGAATTCATCAGTCTGATCGTCTTTAGTCTTGCTGGGGTCGTAAATTTCTTTTGCTCTAGGGTCAATCGCTAAAGCTGTTAGTGTGTGTAAATCATCGTTATTTAGGATTGCTTGTGTTAGGGCTTTATCTCCGCTGTACTCAGCCATTATCCGTACTTCCATTTGTGAATAATCCATAAACACAAACATAGTATCCTTACTAGGAATGAAAGCTTTTTTAACATTTAGCTTATCTCCTAAATCGTAGTTTGGAATGTTTTGCAAGTTAGGGTCTGAGCTAGAGAATCTCCCTGTAACGGGTCCTGCAACATTGAAATTAGCATGAATTACTCCTCCAGTTTTCCTTGCTCTCTCATAAATTGGTTTAAAATACGTGCCTAAAATTTTTGAGTATTTACGATACTCTACAATCTTAGTAGCAAGTACCTCTCCTTCCTCAGCTAACATTTCCATTGTTTCTTCATTAGAACTTGTGATTAACCTTCCTCTACTATTGAATACCTCAATAACTTGTTTAGGTGAGTTAATGTTTAAGTTTGTTCCAACTAATTCGTGTATTTCTTTTTGGAGCTCACTCATTACTTTTTCGCCATAAACAATTCCTGCTCTTAGATATGGGAGGTTCACAGTGATTCCTTCTCTCTCCCAATTAAAGACGTAATGGATGGTTCTGAGGTCTCTTTTATATGTTTCAGTTAGTCTATTCCGTTGAACTAGTGGACTAAATTTTTTATATAAAGCAAGAGTATATTTAACGTCACCTGTAGCATATTTTGCCATAATGTCTTTAGGAACATGCGAATAGTTTACGTCTAAGTCTACTCTACTCTCGGCTTCTAAAAAGAGATTTACTAACTCATCATTTTCTGCTAAGCCTGTTTTCTTCCAATGGTCATAAGCCTTTCTCGTTGAGCCAAGCTCTCTTATTACTTCTGTTAGTTCCTTACTTCGGACTCTTTTCTCAGATTTCATCCAGTCTTTCATAATCTTTTCAGCTTCATTAACGTTCTTATCAATCAATTTAGAAGTTAGGTCGTTCAGTCCAATAGACTCATCTCCATTGAGTAACAGTCTTGCCATTGCCATAGTATCGTGAATTGTCCCACGCACTGTAATACCTAAATTACGAAGGAAATGTAGGTCAAATTTACAGTTATGGAATATCTTTAACGAATGAGGGTCTAAAAAAATTGGTTCAATTAGTGATACGTATTCGGAGGGGATAGCATAATTGTCATCCCATCCCCAACCAACTTGGACTAAAAAAGCTTCATCTAGATCCCACAAAAACCCAGTAGTTTCTGTATCTATTGCTACATATCTGGGGGAATCCTCTTTGTATTTTCGTAAAATTTCAATTACTTCGGACTCATTATGTGCGTAGCTTTTCATTTATTAAGTCACACTCCTTAGCAGTAATCGTAAACTGCTCTTTCTTCCCCCTAACATTCGGTTCATAGTAAGTAGCAACGGGGTCTCTTTTCCCGATAAGTCTAAAGAGTGCTTGTTTTTGCTTGTAGTTTTTAGTAATTACTCCATACGTATTACGGTGTACTCGAAATACTTCCATTTTGTTCCCACTCCCTTAGCTTAGGTTCAAGTTCCATATAAAATGCCTTTGTGAATTTGAAAACTCTAGCGTCTTGTGTGAACACATAGCCATTATTGTATAGCCAACTAATCACATTACGATTATCAATTTTTCGTTCAATAGTGGCGTCATAAGTTCCCTTATCTAACATATCTCTAAACAACCTGTCAGAGTTTAATGTTTTATAAACTTGTTCTGAAATAATAGTCTCTGAATGAGCTACTTTACTATCTTTTTCTTCTACTACATCTGCTGCCACTTTATTCCGAACTTTTACGGATTGAATGTAGTTCTCGAACTCCATCTTTTCGTACTGCTTCTCAAGAAATTCTTTGACAAACTGAATGTGCTCTTCTGTTACAAAAAGATGTTCTCCATCTGCTGTCGAATACGTCCTAGCAGCTGAAGCTGTTGCAAGTCTTACAATCCTTTCAGTTGTTCTCTCTCCAGAATTGATAAGCTCTATGTCACTGTTAGAGTGCCAAAACTTACGCCTTAGATAGTCGGAGACTCTACGTAGTTCTTTTACAGCCTCTTTAGTAAACTTTATTTGGTCTGGTCTCCTAGTCCAAGCCCATAATACAAGCGACCTGCAAAGGTCTTTTGTGTATACTGAGTCTTCCTCATCTGCTGGAGGAATTTTGAATTCTGGCTTATCGTCCTCTTGTAAAATTACAACAGAAAAATCCAGTCTATCCTGAGAACCCCTGTCTGGAAACAAATCTGGGACCATGCTTATAGGAAAATCCCCAGCGTCTCTTCCAGTATTGATTCTTTGTCCGTCTTTTGGGTTAGTTATCCAAACCAACCTAACCCTAGCGTCCTTCTCATACGTTCCCGCCGAAGATGACGCCGTAATCGTTCCAGATGATCTAGAGGTGTTAAGACGTCCCATATCTTCAGCATGTAGTTTGTTAAACTCATCAATAAACACCAGCCTTCTGTCGTTTAGTGGTAATAGTCCGTCTCTAAATATCCACTTACCGCCTATCTGAACAGTTGTTACCGTTAAACCTCCGGGAGTTGCAGTTGCGGCGTCTTGAATTGCTCCTAAGTCATAATACTTTTGCATTTCAATTGCCATTTGAGATTTACCTTCCCCGGGGTCTCCAATAACTAATAGCTCTGCCCACCCTTTTATTGTACGGTTAGGGGCATTAGGGTTAGGAATACCAATAACAGAATGATAAACAAGATCATACGCAATAGATAAATCCTCTCTACCTCGAATTCTAAACATACTTTCATTAAGTCTACTTGCTATCTCAGGTATTTTCTCCATCGGGTTTCCTTGAAACACTTTAAGTTTCTCATGTAGTTCTGGAGAAATTTTAAATGTATCTAAATCGTCTTGCAACGGCTCTACCTCCTCAGCAATGAACATCAACTGTCCACTATCTCTAGTTTCTTGAACTGGGGTAAGCCAAAAATTAGCTTTTCTACCACTTTTAATCTTAGATGAAGCTTGTTCAGTTGTTACGTAACCCGCTAATTCCCTTTTGGACTCTGGAGTGTCATCCTCAGAGCTTTCAATAAACACTGGGACAGCTATTTCTTTCTTTGATTTCTCGTTTAATTCCCAGAAGTTACATCTTCTTGTGTTGGTTATAAAGGGAATATGTCCCATAGCTGCTATGAAGTTTCTTTGTTTAACAGGTGTCTGTTCTACTAATTCCATTACTCTAGGGTCATTTGGCTCAATAACAACCGTCTTTTTTCTGTTATTGTTCAAGGGACATTCTTGACAAATTTCAAGGTCATATCCTTTACACTCCAATATGTTATAATGGCTCCACAAATATTTACTTGTCCCAGCTTCTCCCATAACTCTTGCTTCGACCATAAACTCTTTATTTATATGTTCGGCTCCTATATCGCTCATAGGTAAAGTTGGAGGGACATATCGCTCCACCTTAACCGCATTTTCCATTACTTCCTCAAAACTTTCTTTATCCATTCGATACTTAACAAAATAATCTGTAACATCTTCTCCATCAGCTAACCCTAAGTCCATAATGTAGACTTCTGTTTCTGGAAGGTTAGCTAGAACTTTTGCAGACTTTTTAGCTCCTTCTTTTCCAGCATTATCACAGTCATAACATAGGTAAATTTTCTTGCCTACGAAATATTCTGCAAATTCCCTAAAATCTGCTCCAGATCCTCCAGTGGTAGTAATCGCAGGAATTCCTTTATCGTTTAGAATTAAAGCGTCAAATTCACCCTCAGTTACAACGATAGTTTTGTTTTTAATCGTTTCTATAGGGTATAAAGATATAGGTGAGCTACGCCATGCAAACTTAATTTTTGCTTCATTTTCTTCACGATACTTAGGTAACAAATACCTTCTTCCAGCCACTAAATTTTTTTGCTCACCGTAAATTGGTATTAAAATCTCTTTCTTTTCGTTTAATTCTCCTGTTAAACTATCTTTATCGTAAAACTGCCTAAAAGCTAAGCCGTATTTAACAGATGTATCGTGAGATATTCCACGCTCTTCTTCTAAAAACTTCTTTACCTCTGAGTCTTTGTCTAAATCTTTACCTTTTTCTAGATTTTGTTTAAATTCATCAATGAATTCTTTGTGATAAAGCCTGTTCTCTAACTGCCTTATACCTTTTCCAGCCTCACCGCACTCTGGATTCTTACATACCCAGAGCCCAGTATCAAAATCAACAGCCAAAGTTTTAGACCTATTATGGATATGGAAAGGACAGTTGGTTAAATAATTGTTATTACCAGAATTCTCCCAATCCTGTCCCGTAAAATAATCTCTGAATTCTGCTTCGTACATAAGGTCACTCCCCTAGCTAAAATTAGGACTTGCAAATTCTCCAAATAGTTCTCTTGCTTTTTCGTCATACGCTAGAGCTGCCTCTACTTCATCCCAAAAGTAGCCAATATGAATCTGCCTACCGTTTTTTCTAATCTGCGCTGACCATTTTCGCTCTCCTTTACTCTTGTAAACGCCTTTATACTTTGAGCGAAGTTCAGAGCTTTTTCTGGAGAGTGTGTTGCGCATATTCATATTATTTTGCGCTCTTGTACAAATCCTTAAATTGTCTCTAGTATTTTTAAGTTTATTTCCGTCAATATGGTCTACTACAAAACCTTTTGGGGGGCGCATAATAAATCTGTGCATATATAAAGTGATTCTTTTACCCCCAATTCTTTCGGTTCTAGCGGCATACCCTTTATGGTAGTACCACTTACATTGATTAAGCTCATCGAACAACTCCTTATCAACTATTACTTCTTTTCCTTGAGTTAAAGGGATTGCTCTCACCTGTCTCCTCCTTTTAATAGTAAAATAGTTTAGGCTGGGAACTTATGTCCCCAGCCCCATCCTACTATACTGACTAGTCAGTATCTATCAGAAAGGGATGTCGTCATCACTAATAGTCAGCGCTCCGTCACGTTCTGACAAAGCTTCTCCTAGTGATTGACTAGGCGCTGACTCGCCATCCACATACTCAACATCTAGTACTACGTTTCGGTCTTCCGTCTTTCCTTGATACGTTTGTTCCTCAACGCCTAACGTAAGTAATACTCTCTTACCTACAAAGCTAGGCAAAGTGCTTGTATCAATATTAACCTCTCCAGATAACCCTGTTACTGCTTTATAGAATTGCCCTAACTTCCACATAGCTGCTTCTGATAAAACGATATTATCAAAAATTTTGCGCTTTTGGTATGCAGGATGGGCAATGTTGTAAGTTACCGAAAACCCTTTACTTCCTGTTCTGAATGTTCTTGGCTCAACCTCAAAAACAAACGCTTCATACTTCCCTGCTGGGATTGGTGCAAAACCTGTATTAATTTCATCTAAATTCATCTTAATTTCAGTTGCTGTACTCATAATTAATCAATCTCCTTTACTCTTCTTTTATTTTTTAACCATTCTTCTATTTCACTCTTATCAAACCGTAAACCTTGACCTATTTGATAGCTCGGGATTTCCCCATTCTTTGACCAATTATAGATAGTCTTTTTCGCTACATTTAACTTTTTAGCTACTTCTGCTACTGTCATCATATTGATTGAATTACTCATGCTGAGATTTCCTCCTTGTCATTAGATAAGCTAACTAACTCTGGAAACACCTCCTCTAACTTTTCCCAAGAAGGTTGTTCCATTCCCTTTGGCAATCGGTTTGTTCTGTCTTTCGCTAACCACTTACCCTCTAAGTCGAAACCTATTTTTCTATCACCTCCGCTAGAGAACATGTATCCAACTATGTCAACTGCTCCCGGTAAATCATCTTGTAGCTGTCCTACTATGTCTGGACGGGTTCTTTCCTCTCCAGTCATTTCATTTTTAGTATGTCGATCTCTTGCAATATAGATTATATTGGAATCTAACGCTCTAAAGTTTCTAAGCATACGTCTCATTCTCTCAACAAGTACGCCATAGTCTTGCTGAGCCGGAGTCTCTGGACTTACTCGGTTTCTATCTTGTGTCTCAAGAATACGCTCTTTACACAGCTCTTGAATCTCCGTAACTGAATCTAAGATAATTGTATTGAAACTAAGTTTTCCTTGCTGAATCAGTTGGAAAATTCCTTGTAAATCCTCCCATGACCTTAGTTGAAATATTTTAGTTCCATTCTCAGCCATTTCTTTCTTTTTCTGTAGAGATGATGTACCTTCTTCTACGTCAAGTATTAAAGCATTTTTTACTCCATCATATAGAGAAGTCTTACCTACTCCAGATGGACCATAAATCAATATTTTTAATTTCTCAGCATACGCTATCGGCTCTTCAATCCTGTCCAATATGCTTTGTAAATCTGACATATAATTCATTCCTCCTATTTTAATATTTTTTAATTTATATAAACCCCATATTTATTTTTTAAAAAGATTTACAGCCCCTTATGGGGGAACGTTTGGGGCTGTAACAATTAAAAGGAGATGTAAAACGCTCGGCATAAGACGATTAACCTTATGCACATACTATATTACCACATACCATATTGACTAGTCAAGTATATACCTATACTTATCTATAAACAAATGTTCTGTATCACTCCCTTCCATATCAAGCAAACATAGTTCCGCAAACGGGCAGTCCCAAGAACAGTCCCTTGTAATGTTTCGTGGAAATACATTCGCCTTTAGTAAAGCATGTTTTAAATCTTCTGTTTGCAAAATATCTAATTCAGTATTTTCAATAGCTGTTTCTGTTCTAGTTGTATACTCCCTACTAAAGAATGGATTCTCTAATCCCTTTAAATGTTCCAGTATATCCTCATAATCTTCTTCATCCATTCCGTTTTCATGAATAGCTTCTAGGTATGTCTCATAAGTTACGTTTTGATTCCTTGCTTTAGATAGTGTACCGTTTTTCAACAATCTAGGTTTCTCTGGAACAGCTTTTCTTAAAGTATTGTATATAACTCCTTCAAGCGGTATGCCTTTCTTTCTAGCCGCCCAGATATAAGAACTTACTTGACTATCTCTCTCAATATGCTCAGTTTGTATTCTATTAGCTGTTTTATGCTCCATTACCCATATCTTATCGTTAATTTGGACAACCATATCGAAGAAACCTCTAAACAGTCTACCACTACCAAGATCAACGTCGAACTCAACTTCTGTACCTAGTACAATAAAATCGTCATTCTTAGCTGACCAATCGTGGTAATTCTCTATTACTTTTTCAGCAAGTATTGCTTGTTCATTCGCTTCATCTGTATCTGGAAAGTTATTTTGTATATAATCACGGAATGCTTTTTTACCTATAGCGTAGCTATGGGTTCTGTTAAATGATTTTGCACTCAAGCTAACAGCGTTCACCATACTTCCATAATAAGCGTCTAAAAATTCATGTACAGCACTCCCAAATAAAAACTTATCTTCGTCAATAATGCGTCTAATGTTCTTTACATAGTTATATTCAAATCTTTTTGGACAACGGAGCAAAGTCCGTTGTCTCGAATAACTAGTAAGTAAATCCTTATCAGCTTTTGCTTCAATCATACTCAATATCATATCCTTCCTTATTAGCTTTAATTTGATGAACACCTTCACCAGATATAGTGTTTCCTACCGCAATCCACATCTCTGGAGGCTGTTTCCTTAATACGTCAATGACTTTGTGAAGTACTCCAGAATACTCCTCTCCGATTGCCTCATAAAGACTTATTCCTGTTGTAATCGCTGTCTTTTCCATGATGTACTATACCTCCTAGTAGATTTTGAAAACATTTATTCCTAAGTTTATTCATATTTAAACGTAAGTCAAAGTTTTTGCTACTTCTATTTCCTCAGCTAACACCTTTCTAGCTGTATCTGCTTTAAGCATTGCTCTGTCTAGAATCTTGTAATCTAAAGTATCTTTTGCAAATATTCTAACAATCTGAGCATTCCCCTTTTGCGTTGCTCGGTGTATTCTATCTTCCGCTTGTTTGTTATCTGTATCATTCCATGATATGTCTGTAAAAATTATCATATCAGAAGCTGTTAAATCCACACCTAGTCCAGCCGCCTTAATAGTACAAAGGACTACATCAGCCTCTCCGTTTTGAAATTTCTGTTGACTCTCTCTTTGCTCTACATGGCTCTCACCTCCTGTAATTCTCGCTGTTTTAATTTTTTGTTTGCTTAATGCCTTTTCAACTATATCAATCCACTGTTTAAATTCAGACATTACAACAGTCTGTTTTCCAGCTAATTTTCTTGTTTCAATTAACTCTAGTAGTACGGGTAGTTTAGCTGAAGATTCATTTGAAAAACCTGCTAGTTTAGGCATTAGAGCAATCTGTCTAAGCCTCATCAGCATTGATATAATATTAGGCACTTCCACAACTTCCTGTTCCAGCTCTGAAATCATATATTCTTTCATTTCATCATACGCCTTACGCTGTTGAGTAGTCAAGTCAACATGTATAGTAGTATAAGTTTTTTCTGGTAAGTCTGGAAGTATATCTCTCTTTTTACGTCTAACTGAAAATTGTTGTATCTTACTAGTTAGTTCCGGTAGTCGGTCCCTTCTAATCCCCGTAATCTCGTTTCCCCAGCCGTTGTTACGTATAATTCCATAGCGATTAACAAATCGCCAGTAACTCCCGAACTGTTTAGGAAACAATAACCTTAAATAGCTCCACATATCGTCAAACTCTGCGATAATTGGTGTGCCAGTAATTAAGTGTATATACTCAGTCTTTAACTTATACGAACATTTTGTAACTTGTGCTTTACGATTTTTTAATTTATGAGCCTCGTCAAACACAGTCATTTTATATTTAAACTTACCAAAATACTCATCAAAATCTTGTCTAAACAATTCATAGTTTACAATTAGAATATCAGGTTGTTTAATTTGTAATCTTTTAGTAGGCGTCCCTTGATACTGAATAATGTTAGGCGTAGTACCTGTCCAAAATTTTCCTATCTCCTCTTCCCAATGATACCTTACTGCATTAGGGCAAACTATTAAACAAGGTAGCCCTTCTAACTCTTCAATTAACCTAACTCCAACAGGCGTTTTTCCAACACCGGGCTCAGAAAAATTAGCTGACCTTCCCCATCCAGAGAAAAATTTTAAATCCTCTTGTTGGTATGGAAATAGTTCGTATTTAGTCAAATAACGTACCTCCTTGATCCTTTTACCCTATCCTCATTATAAGTAATTAGTAGCTCCCATAAACGGTCAAGAGATATTTCAAGAACTTCAGCAACTCTTTTTGCCTCTGTTAAGCTAAACTCATATTGACCTGTCTCTTTATTCAAGTAAGACTCAGTAGTTAGTCCTATCCGCTCAGCTATTTCTTTCTGTGTGTAGCCTAGTTTTCTTCTAAAATAATATAGCTCATTTCGTAACATGAATTATCTCCTCCTATCAATTTTGTCTATGTCAGTAACCATCTACATTCCTTTGCCATCTACTCGTACTGCGAATTAATTTCTCGGCTCATTCTCGGCTCAAAACTAATCGAACTGTGTAATAATTATTTGTCTACTACTACTCAACAATAATTTCTTCGGCTAAACCAAATTCTTTTAGTATTTCAACTGTTTCTAACGATAGAGGTTCTTTTAATACATGCTCCCCGTCAATTATTAATACAGCGTCTCCCTCATATACAAGTCTCCCGAAATAGTCCTCATACAAAGGTCTTGGACTATTAGGAGGTTCTCCAGTCAACATCATTGTCTCAACCATTGGATGGTTTTTTATCATCCTATCACCTCCTATTTCGTTATTGAATATTATACTGACTAGTCAACCACTTGTCAATTCTTTTCCAATAAGCAGTAAAGCAGTCACTACTTTATACTTAGCTACTCCAAGTTTCTTAGCCATACCTACAAGTATATCATCTACCTCTGGAGCTACTCGAACTGTTGAGAGCTTTTTTCCGTCAATATTATTCGTGTAGTGTTTAATTTCTCTGAGGTCTGCCTTCATAATTGCAGACTCTAAAGCCTCCCTTTTGTCTCCAGTATAATTATCAATCCTTGAGTAGTTCACACTTATAGTAGAATTATTAGGCTTAGAAACACGTTTTTTCGCTGATATAGGGCTTATTTTGTTTCTTGATACTAAACTAGCTAAATGTAACGTATCGTTTCGTACCCTTACATTTTCAGAGAATTGGATAAGGATTCTTTCTATACTTCTATTACTGCTTATCCACGGTTGCTTACCAATTTTGATAAATTCTTCTGGAGCATGAATATATTGAGTAGCTCTTACATTCCCATAATCTCCATAGTAAACAGGACTTTCTAGGGCAAAATTATCGGTTTGTATTCTTTTAAAAACCTCAGTACCTACGTACTCTAATCTCTCTGGAAATTGCCCTGTTCCATTCTCTAATTCATATGCAATTAATTTAATATATATGGTAGTAGGCAGGTTCACTATATAGGGCTTATATCCCCTAGTATTACATATTTCTGCCTTTGGGTACGTCTTATTAATAGCACTCTTTAAACTTTGTATATTCATCAATAAATTAAAACTATCGTAGTTTTTTAACATACCTGTGAGATCAGTGGGGAAATCATATGTAAGTTTTCCATACTTATGGTAAAAATCAATGATTGGTTGCATATTATTTTTAAGCATGTTTTTCTCACATATCTCCCACTCTTCTTCCGTATGGGCTATAAAATTTACATATGGATATAATTGTCTATAACCACCACTAAGTACTTCTCCATTACATAGCTTACAAACGCTCATTAAAATTTCACCCTTTCATTAACTGTATTAATAATACACTAAAATCCTCATTAATACACCATTAATACAGGAATTAATACACCCCTAACCCGCATGAAATAAGGATTAATACACTTTCGGGGGCGGGGGTACACTAAGAAAAATAAAAAACCGTCAGAAAAATTTATTTTTTATTGTTTAAATTTTCTGACAATTTACTTATATTAATAAAACTATAATATTATATCATAGTAGGAGAGGCGTAAGCACACTTATCCACCTTAATAGTATCACCCTAATATTACCCAGTCAAACAAACATCGAATATTTTACAAATCTGCTCTTTTTTTTTTTTTTTTTTTTTTTTTTTTAGAATATTCATAATTGTCTGACTATTATTAGGTTCTAATTTAAAAAACTAAAGTGTATCCGTATTTCTATTCTCCAGTTGCCCCCTCCCCCAAAAGTGTATTAATGGCTCAACCACGCCGTTTGTAGCGTATTAATTGGTGTATTAATGCTGTATTATAATACAGTTGTTCACTATTTCACAAACTAATCATAGAAGCCCCATTTATCGACTCTTCTCTTTAACTCAGCTTCCCTCTCTTTTTTAGCTTTTTCTTCCTCCTCCCACTGTTTAAACCACTGTTCAAACTCTTCATCTCCTTCATAACTAACGTTAGGGTCATACTTTATCCTCTTACTAGAGCTGATATTGTCCAGCAATTTTCCAGCTTTTAAAACTAGCCATCCAACTAATAGCCAAAACCCACTAGCAAGAACTCCCATAACTATGCCATTCCATGTAATTGTCACGCTATCGAATAAGCCTGTACCTTGTTCAACTACTCCAGAATCAAAATACACGCCACCCATAGTTTCTATACACCTCCTTCTTTTCCAGTATTGTAGCATAAAAAGGAAGCTGCTTCTAGTCGGCTCTTAAAACAATAGCTTCTCTATCTTCTCCAGTATCTCAGTCTCTACGTCTTTCAACTTGTCTGTCTCTTCTTTTGCTCTTCTATTTAGATAATCTTCTAAATCATCATCACTCATATCTAACTGATCTTTTACTATATCCTTTAGTAACATGTTCTCTATTGCTACCATTCCATGTGAAGTTACTAAAGTATCCGCAGTATCTAAACTAACTCCGACTCGTTTGCCTTCCTTTTCGCTTTTCTCAATTTTTTCGTTTATGGCTATTGAAATCATAGCTAACTCCTCCATAGTAAAAATCATGCTCTAACCTCCTCCTCTAAAAATGTAAGTAAATCATCAATCCACTCAGATAAATTTATATAAATATGCTCAGCTACCATTCGATGTAACTGAGCAAACGCTTCTTCTGATAATTCAATACCTTTTTCTTCCAGATAATCTTCAATATATTCTTCGCAACCTACATATATATGGTCAATCACCCCATAATCTCCTCCAGCTCCTGCTCCAAAGCATTTTTCATATTTTGAAGCTCGTTCTTAAAATAATCTACCATTGTATTATTCATCTCACTTCTTAAATTTTCTGCTAAACTTTCAGTTGAAGCCGTATCTTCATCAGTATAAAAGCTTAGAAAAGTAATTTCTTTATCTGATTCAAAAATTTCTAAGTTTCTATTTATTGTCTCCAAACTTTCAATAATTCCTTGTGCTTGTTCTATTTTTTCCTTTATAATTTCGTAACTCATGTTACTACCTCCTTAATTTATTCTCAATAGTATCTAGCAGGGCGTATATAGCTATCCCTGCAACTATTCCTAAGATAGTTGATACTCCTATTATAAGCATAATAGCCTGACTACTCAATATATATTTCCCCCTTCTCTTCCTGCTTTCTAATTTCTTCTTGTTTCTTCAAAGCTCCTAATAAGTCTTGCAATATTTGACCATGACCTAAAGGATAACGTTTATCGCTACCCGGTAAATCCATCTCACCTTTAAAAGTTTCTTCATACTTATACCTTTCCTCATAATAATTTCTAACTATTTCCTCCATAGCTTCAACTTGAGTCATTTTCAATTTGTTCACCTCCCTACTCTTCGTCTCCAGTATTATTTTAATAATCTTCGGGTAGTAAGATAGTTGTTACTGTCCTATCCCACTCCGTTATTATCCAGAATTTTTTATCCTCTTTGTCTTTATAAGAGGACAAGATTCTCCCTCCATTGTTCAAGGCTTCATCATTAGCTTTCCAGTCATCCTTCTCTAAATCTCCCCAATCTCCTTTTGAATGTCTTTCTAAAGCGGTCAAAACAGAGATTTTATTGAGCTGTCTTTGTGCATTAGCGGTTATCGTTATTTTTCCTAACTCTAACACCAGCTCTCCACCTCCCGTCTTTTAGATAATTCCCCTCTACGTATTGATCCATGAAGGTATCTTCGTTTGCAATGTATACATAAGCAAGTATGCCTTCCTCTATACCTTCTGCAAATACTTTTACTTTTTCTCTGTTATACATATTTTCATTCTTTGGCATATTTTCTGAATATCCTTCTATGCTATCTAGTACAGGGATATAATCTTTATCTACATACATTAAAGTTCCATATACGCGGTCTTTATCTTCTCCAGTATATTTCGTTATTGGAAAGCCGTAATCGGTATTATAAACTTTGTAACCTTTTATATAGTTTTTCTTATAGGGAACATCACTAGGTTGTAATGTTCCATAAAAGAAAAATAACTCTTGCGTACCTATTTTCAATTTACTTTGCATTCCCTTCATATTTGTCTGCTATATCTTGTAAATCATCATCCCAAAAGTTGTAATCATCTTCATACTGATAATTTCCCCAGCCATAAGCTGTTCTCTGATATGAATATCCAGCCCACACATCAAACTCAGTCTTTTCTATGCTTACTCTACGCTTAGTAGCTCTGAAATAAACTCCATCGCCTTCATGTAGTTTTACTACGTCCCTCTCAGTTGACTTGTATGTTTTCCCTTTGTTTTTCCCATATTTATACGTTTTCTTTACAGTCTTTTCCGGTATTCCTAACGTTTCTGGAAACAAGTCACTTGTGGAAGCGTACCATATTTCACCTTCTTTTCTGTTGTTCCAGTAACATAATGGATTTTCTTGTCTCATCATGAATAGCATATTCGGTTTTTTCTGACTTACTGCTGTTATTGCATACGTTCCCCATAAGTCGTCTATCGTGTACTGTACTTGCTTTGGTCTTAGCGTATTACTAAATGCGCTCAAAGAAGCGAATATTGCTTCACTGTCTACAACACTATAGGGTTTCATATTTAGTCTTGCTAAATCATCCCATATGTGCATATCCTCCACTTGTCCATTGTGACATCCTATAATTGGTTCATGTGTGAAAGGATGTAAATTTTCATGGTATTTACTATCACCTCCAGTACTTAATCGTGAGTGCATTTGTACTATAACTGCTCCATCAATCAAGTTTTGTCTAATTTCTTCAAACTTACCAAAAAGTCTATTCACTTTCCTATGGTCTTTTATAATTCGATACTCCCCATTTGGATAGTGAAAACTCAAACCGTTCCCATCACCTCCTAGTGCGTCCTCCATTTTAACTAACAATCCTAGTAAGTCCTCCGTAATTTGTGTGTACTTATCTAATGTTCTAGGTCTTTGAGTTAGTACTACACCGCCTAATCTACACATATAATCCTCTCCTTTTAATTGTTTTTATTTAAGTGCTTTGTGTAGTAAAACACTTATTGGAACAGGCTATACAGTGCTTCCACGTATACCCTGCTCTATAAATGTTCCACTGACTTATTAGATATACCCCAGCTCTTTTAATGATTTGAACCCTTCTCCTATAATTAAATGGTCTAATAGCTCAATCCCTAAAATCTTCCCTGCTTCTACTAACCTTCTTGTGACGTGAATATCCTCTTGTGACGGTTGCGATTCCCCGCTTGGATGGTTATGAGCTACTGCTATTGAAGCAGCGTTATCCAATAGTGCTAATTGATAAACATCTCTAGGGTGCACAATACTAGCATTTAATGAGCCTACGTGTATTAAATGGGCTCCCTCTACATATTTCTTTGTATTCAAACTGAACATTACAAAATGTTCTCTTGTCATTGATTTGAGATTAAAAATTTCCTCAAACATTTCATATAAATCTTCAGGGCTTTTTGCTACTTTTGTGTACTCTTCGTACTCCTCCCTAACAACTCTCTTTAAGTCGTACTTTTTTAATACTGTTTTCATTTATATACAATCCCCCATTTTCATTATTCTACTGACTACTCAGTATATTTTTTAAATTAATTCCCTTTCTACTAAATATTGATTTAGTTCTTTACAATCTTTGTAATATATAGCGTTTACTATTCGATCCCATGAAGCTTTCATAAGCTTTTCTAAGCTGTTATGTAGAGTAAGCTCTACTAGCATATTACACATCTGAATAGTTGCTTTTATGGTATTGACTTTTAGCGTACCTCTGAATAATCTAAGCTCTACTGTTTTCCTATTTCTTAAATTTACTGCATAGTATCTCCCCGACTCTTTGGCTTGTTCCAGCAATTCTTTAGTGCAAAAATGTTCTCTATTTGGTCTCCTATATTCGTTTTGTTCCTGTAGGTAACTTCTTGCCCATTCTTGTAACTGTCCTTCAGTTCTACGTGCGAATATTCTAAACTTATCCCAATGTTTTTCTATTAACATTAATAATTTCTCTATATTGTCGTCCTGCACATCCCTATATTTTCCAAAAGCTTCTCTGCTTATATGCACATGGAGCCCACAAGTTCCAGCGTCATGTGACGTATAGCCGTTATCTATAGCTATCTCAGCTAATCTCTCCCAGTTTAGCTCTTTCATATGGTACTCTAGCGTACACGGATGAGTAACTATCTCAAACCCATTATTTAGACTTCCGTCCTCTTTAAAGTATATCGCTTCATGTTCCATATTTTCAGCGGTTATTTCGTTGTTATCTCCGTTATCTATTTCTAGTTCTACTCCAAAATATCTTTCTTTTACCGATGTTCCAAAAAATTCTGTGTAAGGTTTATAGTCCCATGCTTGTATTAAACCCTCTGGTTTACAATAGTTATTATCACAATAGAATTCATCATATCTCTCACTGTAGTACATATAATCTCTGTCGCCTATGTCTCCGCAACTTTGACATGTTTCATAGTAATTGTCATAACACGGTTGACATACTCCTTGAATCAATTCTGATGTAAACTCTAATTCATCACATGAACGGCATAATCTAGCTCCTTCATGCACACAATTCTCACAAACCAACGTATCCCGTATTACTTCCATGTAATCCGAATAGTCCACATTTTCACATCCAGCTACTTCACATTTGGTTATGTCATATTCGTTTATGTCCTCATTCGGTATTACATCCCCACATAGTAATTCTACTTCATTCATGTATACATTCATCTCCTTATAAATTATTTAAGTAGTCAGCTATCATAACAACTGACTACTCATTATTTAACGTTTAGTTCCTCTATAATCAATGTAATTTTTACTTACCCTCATATTGTCCCTCCCTTATGCTATCCACTTGGACGGTGTTGTATTTGATACATAGTATCTGTCCTTACTGTAGTACGGTTTTGTATTACATATATTTACATATTTCATGTCTGCTCTGTCTTTCAGCTTGTCATATACTTTTCTAGCTACTTCATAGCTATAACATTCAACTACAATTTTATTAATCTTGTCTTTGCTTTTCCCCCATCCACTCAAGAATGAATCTGTCGCAGTTACATAGTATTTTTTATTCATTTGTTTTTCTCCTCCATAGTCATATTTTAAATAATGCCAAAGTAACAATATTCACAACTTCCATGATTCTGAACAAAGCTACTGTCATCATCTTCACAACTGCATAAATCCTCATAGTTTGCGAATATGTCATCCATCTGCTACACCTCCCTAATTTCAAATTCATAATCTTTGTTGTTTTCATTCATGTATGTAACATAATCTTCCAGCTCTTCCCTTTGTTCTACGCTGTATAAAGTCATGTATACCCTGTTATTTACCAGCGCTCCGTTTGTAGAATCAAATGGCTTGAAGCGTGAATCTGTCTTTCTTCTTCCATATATCGCTAACATTTTTACACCTCCATATAAGCTCTTTTTCAGTGCATAATTGACTAGTCAGTATATTGTCTTTAGATATGAGTATCTAATATCTTCACTAACTTATTAAATGTTTTTTGCTTTTCAGCTCTTTCAGTGATTAGCATAGACTTACTTATTTTTATTTGTTCCAGCTTATTGTCTAAATCTGTTATGCTTATGTTATCATTTTCTATCAATGTTTTTACTTCATTTCTAAGTGTATCTATATTCTTTCCACACTCTTCTATACCTTCATTTAATTCTTTAATATAGTCTAATAATTCCCTAACCATTTGTATCAATCCCTTTCATATTTTATGTAAGTGACTGACTAGTCAACTATACACTGAAAATAAGTGTATAGTTAGGATTAGAATGTATTTATTATTGTATCTACTAGTACATACCCTTATCGTGTTTAACACGTCCAACCAGCCCGGTTTAACTGCATACCTTGCCTTACTTGGCGGGATTGTAAGCATTTCATGGTTTAATACGATACCAGCGGTACATTACTTACTTACTGCATACCATGTTATACGCTAACATATTACTGTCACCTATGTTTCACGGCATATTACAGAGGGTATTCCCTTTTTGGTATTGATATGGCGTTTAATCGCTTGACTTACTTGTTACTTGTCATATGGTATGGTATGACTTGCAAGTCTGCTATATTCGATTGTTTCATGTTAGTTGAATTGCTTTTCATGATGTTATGGATTTGTTGCTAGTAAAAATTTGTTTTTACGCTTTGGAGAAATTTTTTTTTTAAATTTTACTTATATAACCATTCCTTTCCGTTGCCTTGGGTAGTCGACTGACTACTTGTGCGGCGCTTTGTTGATTCTTATACTACCGACTACTCAACTATATAGCAACTCTCAAATAACGCCAAATAACGCTAAAAAAGACCAAATATCGTGAATTTTACATTTTATAAAAAAAATAAAAAACACGCTTAAACCATTGGTATGACTGGCTTTAAGCGTATCTAGCTAAAAATGACAATCTAATATTTCCATTGTTTTACTCTCTTTTGCTCATGTTTTCATTTTTAGTCATGCTATAAACGTTGATGTGACAAGGTTTATAGCATTTTAAAATTTTTTAAAACTTTTTTTATTTTAATTTTATAAAAACGGCTTGAACCATTGATATGACAAGGTTTATAGCTATTTTAAAATTTTTAAAGTTTTTTAAAATATTCTAGTGTTTAGTACATTTTTCTATGTTTTTCGGCTTATTCACTGAGTATTATACAGACTCAACCGCCACTATGTGGGATCAATTTAATTATGAAGTTTTTTACAATAGAACAATTATTTCCTTGTAAGTGAAATGTAAAAATATGTAATTAGAACGTGTGTTCTGCTTATTTTATAATAATGAAGGAATTATTTTACAGAAAATGGAAGCTGGATTATTTCGTAGTAAAATGATAGGAATTAAATGAAATGTACCAAAAAATGGGTATACCATAAAATGGAAGTAATCATAGTAACTTGATATGAATAATATTGTATGAATTTTTATTTATGGTACTACATATAGTATGAGCTCACCTGTTCCCTACTACATATAGTGGTGGGGGACTCGAAAAGGAATCCTAGAATTTCGATGTAATTGGTAATTTACTAGCAACCACACTCATTTCTCCAGAAACTTTTTTTTTTAAAAGTAACCCTACCCTCCCCCGCCAGGAGGAAAATGGGTCCCTTATTTATAGGAACCCTATTGTTCCTCACGTTTCTAACCAAAGTGCTATATCATTATTTGTAGTATCCTCATCCACTTCTAGCATAAAGTTCTCCATCTCCGGTACAGCCACTATTAAAGTAGGCTTTAAATCATAATCTTCTATAGTTTTAGTAGTGATTTTCTTTTGCAAGTCTTTTATTAACTCAAACCTACTTTGGTCAATCCTAGGGCGAATATGCTCTATAATATACATTTTCAAAGCTTTGCTGCGCTTTTTATCGCTCCAGACAATACAAACAGCTCCATGATCTTTCCATCCTGTCTGCCACTCTAAATAATAGTTCTCTCTCAGCTCCCTACAAAGTACCGTAAACACTCTGTTTACAGCATAGTATTCGATTAAATCCTTCTGCCCTATCTCATTTTCTTCGTAAGGAATACCCAGATAATCGTAACCAAGATTACCTAGAGAATACATATAACCGAAACTATGACCCAAAGTAAATTTCTCCAGATAATCTTTAGCGACTAAATCTCTCAAGGTTTTATTAGCCATATCAACAGTAGATTTATCTAAACGTGTTTCATCCCTATATACAGCTTCTGCTAAGTTGTCCCTTAACAATACTTTGAAATGGTACGCCATGTGTAGAGCCTCAGCTCCTCCGAAAGAGATATAGGGAAAACCGGGTAATGCTTGAGCTCTGTCTGTCCTCTTCGCCATTACTTCATTGTATGACTTAGTTAAATACATAGTTATCTCCTCCTCCTTTTTGTTGTTTTTCGTTTAACTACTTCCTTAACTAATGTTGCTTCATTTAACCCTGTGTATAAATCTTCGATATCCCATGTAACATAACGCCTTGTCATTTCCAGTGTTGCGTGACCTAAAATCTTTTGTAAACGAAATAGATCGCCTCCACCACGTAAATAATTAATTGCAAACGTATGTCTAAATGCGTATGGATAAATAACGCCCTCATCAATACCTGCCTTGTTCGCTAATCTCCTAAGAGCTAGACCAAATGCGTGAGTAGTCATGACCTCACCCTCATTATTGGGAAAAAGAAGCTCTCCTCCCCAGTCTCCCTTAATGGTAAGGTATCTATACATTTCTGGCTCCAAATCATCTGGAAGGGGTAAAATACGCATTTTTCTACTTTTTGCTACTTCTGTTCTTACTATAATGTGCGAATCCTTCCAGTCCTGCTCTTCTAAATAAATCAGTTCCGAAGGGCGTATTCCCGTACCCAACATAGTAAGAATCATAACATAGTTTCTTCTTCCTGTAAAACTGCTAACGTCTACTGCTCTTAAAAACTTATTTAATACTCTAAAAGGAATCTCTCTATTGTATGAATCCTGTTCCCTAAATATTTTTACAGTCTTTAAAGGGCTCTCAAATTCGCTAGAGAGAAGATTGTCCTCTATCAAAGAGTTAAAATAAGCTCTTAGATACCTAATTCTGATATTGACGGTAGTTTCAGAAAGACCTCTTTCAAATAGATGTTCAATAAATTCCATGATGTCTTGTTTAACTATTTCTTCTACCTCTATATCCCCTAGAAAAACCATGAATTCTTTTAGGACGACATTGTAATCTCTAATCGTCCATTTTGACGCTTTTTCTGACTTCTTAGTCAGGATGATATACTTTAAACCTTCTGAAATTTTCATCACAAAAACCTCCTTTTGGGAACATAGGATTCGACGTTCTACGTTCTTAATAAGGAGGGTTAAACCCTTACTGTATCAATATTTAACATTTTTTAGGTAACACAAGGATTTTCAGTCCTTTGCTCTACCGACTGAGCTATCGAGCCGAAAAAATTCAAAAGGAAAAATGGCGATCCGGACGGGACTCGAACCCGCGACCTCCAGCGTGACAGGCTGGCATTCTAAC